AACACCTGCATATATTTTAGAGCTGTATATCTCAGCTTCTTTGTCACTTGAATTAATTGCGATTGTATTTGCTAAATCCCCTGAATCAATTAATGGTCTATCTGATTTTTTCTTTTTAATTGTTACCGCTGAATTTTTAGCCCACTTTGTGCCATCAGGTGCTTCACCTTTGCCAAAGCGCTGTTTAGTTGAATCTAGCATTGAATTAGCGATATCACGAAATGCTGGAGATAAGTTATTACTTGCTTTAAGTAGTCTATTTAAAGCAGGGGTTATTTCATCTTTTTCAATACGAATTTCCATAATCTATCCTTGTGCGTTATAATGTAGTTGTGTGAAGGGCAATGCTTACTACAAGTATCTGTTACAGTAATGCGGAGTGCTCTGGTTTGGATACTTCAAATACAGAACGGGAACCTTCACACATCTTTTAATCTTTTGTAAAAATGGGGAATCCCACTCTTTTTCCATTCATATCTTTATGAGTTGCTTGCATCATATTCCAGAAAATTGAGCCATCTTTATTCACTCTAATAGAAACAAAAAAATCACGCTTACCTTTGAATAAACCAATATATCTGCGTCTAGTTGTATCATCGTATTCAGTGTTCCAAATTTCATAGGGATCCAATAAAGTCGGAAGAATGAAGTTAGCATATCTTTCACGTTTATCTTTATCCTTTTCAATCATATGTTCTAATAAATAGTCATGAATTACTATTTGTTCTAAAGGGGATTGAATAACTTTCGTAGGTTCTTTTTTACTGACACCTAAGGTTGTCGATAACAATAAATAAGCCGCGTGTCTGTTTTCAGCATGAACTAAAATTTCAGGTTCATCAAGTTTAAATTTATCATCAACATGACGCAAATCTGGTCTTCCGTAGTCCTTCCATTTTTTTTGACCACTTAGTGCTTTCAAACAATTTCCAGTTTTTGTTAAAGCCGTAAAGCCGACACAATCAGGTGTTTTAGCGTGTTTATCAAAATGATGTAATGTTGATTTTCCAACTTGATAGTCCCAACCTTTATCTATGCCAAATGGTGTGCCTGTTGCAGGGTTTGTTTTTTGCCAATCGTCTGCTAGTTTGGTATTTTTATTACCGCCGATAACTTCTGTAATTCTTTCAGAGCTAGCGCCGATTACATAGCAATTACAACCAAATCCTTGCGGGGGGTAGTGTGTTTGCCAAAATGGGTGGTCTTTGGGTTTAATTAAACCATCCCAGCTTTTATGAACTTGTCTGGCATTTAATGATAAATCTGAATGTCTATAAATCCAAAAAGGCGATTCTTGCAATTGCTTTAATCGACCAGCAGCGTAGGCAGTTTTAGAATTAGTCGAATAGATTATTTTGGCACGTCAAGCTTGCCCTGCTTTAGTATCTTCACCCGTCCAGCCAGTCCAGCCATTTTTTGCCACAATGCTTTTAAATTCTTTGCGAAAAGAACCAAGTCCTTTACCTTCGGCTATATGTCTATCGACGGCATTAGCCAAATCGGACAATAAATCAGACTTTTTAGCTCCTGCAACCATAAAAGAACGATCATGTTGATTTTTTTTCAAATCATCCCAAAAATCAGTTGGTACCAAGTCTTTCATTTTGTTGCGAAAGAACTCAACCTGTTCAGGAAAAGGCTTGTGAAAGCTAGCGTTTAAGATAGAAGCACTACTCACTGTCAGCCCCTGCATCAATAAAACCAGCTAATTCTGAAACAGTTAAACCCTCTGCTATTTTTTTAGCCATCTCCTCATTATCTAAAGAAGAATAAGCAGCCAAAATCATCTCTTTAAATTCATCAAGGCTTTCCGCCTTATCTAACATTAATTCAATCGATTCAAGCCAATCATCTACCATTGGTTGAGTTTCGGCAGTTAATTTATCAGCAATTATTTCAGAAGCGGTTAATGTCTTATTTTCTTTTTTTAAACTTGCAGTACCGCAACAACCACAACCTTTTTTAGTTGCCACAATTTCATTATTTAATTGTAAAGAAATAACCTCCTCATCATCTTTAGCGACGGGTATTTGCATTTTTTGATGAACCCAATCTAGCGGTATTTTCATACCTAAAGCAACACTTTTAGTTAGCATCTCAATAGTAAGCACCTGGTCTATTTCTTCAATAAGAACAAATTCAAAAGTAGCACCACGACCACCGCTAGCCAAACCATTAAACAGTTCTAGCGGCTTAACAATATCTTGTGTAATCGTTGCAGCTATTTGTTTCGCATCCGCTTCCAGAACCTCACGCCTAACATCATTATGAATAGTGCCAAGTGCATTAGTTGAAGACTTACCATCTGCTTGCGTTGTAAGAGTGCCACCTAATATGGCTTTAGAATAAGCTTTATCCCAATATTCAATAGATCCGATAAAGTCAGCAGAACGACCCTTACCAGCTTCTTTAAAATCAATATCCATACTGTCAGGTTTAATACCAAAGGCATCATGACCCAAATTTCGTACTGCTTTTAAAAGCGTTAATTTCTCTTTTCGCGTAGGGTTGCCACGATAAGTACCTACACGGATAGGCATGCCATAAACCTCTAAAAACGCCGCCAAATCACGAATTGAATAATGTTTAAAAACAAAAATCCACGCAAGCGTTCTAAATAAAGAAGAAGTAGCAATATTACCCGATAACGCTACATGATGATGTTTAACCCAGCCATATTGAATCAACTCATCACCATCAAGCTTAAAGTCATTGCGTAATCGTAAGGTTTCTTTTTTTTCATCCAAAACAAATTGTGTTTGGCTCGTAAAGGTTAACGCCTCGATTACATTTTTAGAATCAACCAAGCCCCATTTAATCGACGAGTAAGAAAATCCTTTGCCGATTCCATCGGATATATTAAATAAAGCCTCATCAAATTTAGAGATAGATTTAATCAAATCTTGAGCTTGTTCAGTCTGTTTAATTTCGCTATCAGTCGCATTTTCAGGGGGAACAAGTCGCCAATCTAACGCCAATAATGCCCGTCTTCTTTTTGAAAGTTCCGCAAATAAATGAGCATCTTTTTGCTCCATCATATTAAACAAAGATTGCTGTTCAAAAATATCACCGCCCTCCGCTTTTTTCAATCGCTGAGCTAGCGTAGAAGGACTAATCATCTCAATCAACTTCATTTCAGCAGAACCTTGCGAAGAACTAGCTGATTGTTGTTCAGGAACTTCCTTTTTCAATTTGTTTTTTAAAGCCTCAAACCACGCCATATCAATAATCCTCATCTTCATCGTCTAAATCATCAGCACCCATGTATTCATAAGGTGCAGAATAAGTTTTTGCTATCTGCCAAAGCATTTCTAATGCGTCTGGGCCATCGTCGTGATCCGCCTCTGGATAATGAGTTAATTGCTCAATTAACACCCCTTGCGAATTGTGTAAGCGAATAAAGCCATTGTTTACCTGCGGTGAAAGTGATTGAATCCGCAAATCCTTATCAGTTGTCGGTTTAACAGGAATAGCAGGAAAAGAAACATTACGCTGCGCTGATCTCTTTAACAATTCAGTGTACATAAACTCCTGAAACTGAACCGTCTCAACTGCCCACGCCACGCAGTTGTATTGCTTTTGAAGCTGGATAGAACGCTCAATAATTAAGTCGGGTAAGCGTTTAGCTATTTCGGCTTCAAACACATATAAAATACCAGTCTCTCGGTCTAAACCGCCGATTAATATTGCCGAAGGATCACGGTTTTTATTGCGTTTTCCTAAAGAAGGATCAATAGCCCCAAAAAAACAAGATTAGGTTTTCTTTCGCTCCAAAATTTAATATCCTGAAACCAACTTTCCTCCACATTGGTAGGGTCATTTTGCATTTCAGAATCATTTAATAAAAACTCCTCCCACTTGTCCCACAAATCCATGCGGTCAGGGTAGCGAATGATTGCCTTAAATTTAACAGAACGCCAAGTAGGTTTTTTCAAAGTACGGTTTAAAACGCTATCGTAATGCAGGATAGTACCCACATAAAAAAACATCCATCGAACCATCAGGAGAGCCTAGCTTCAAAGCCGCCTTATTTAACCACTTCACTAATTTATCTCGTTGCTCTGGCGAACGAACATTATCATCATTTTCTAAATCATCCAATAGCAACAAATCTGGTCGATAAGCACCATGTCTAGCCCCACGGAGTTTTTTACCAGAGCCAGCGACTTTAATTTTTATATTGTTAGCAGTCAAGATAATACCCACTTGCCAAACCCGACCTTGCATAGCAATATCAGGGTAATCTTGGCGTAATCGTGGGTTGTCAGTTAATTCAACCTTAATGACTTCTAGCATTTCAACAGACTGTTCAAACGTATCCATTACAATCACAATCATATGTTTGCGCGCAGTGATAATGCACCAAAGGCTAAATAACGGCGTCACAATCGTAGATTTATCTTCACCACGAGGAGCGGCTATCGCCTGTTTAATTCCTTTCGACTCTGCAATTATTCTGGGTAAATGCTCAAACGCCCAAGCATGAAATTCAGACTTATCCTTATGTTTGATATAATGAGGAAAATAAGTACGGCAAAACAACTCAAAATCATAAAAACAAACCTTAATGCGTTGCTCTTGAGCCATTTGGTCTGTATCAAAACCCGACACCTCCGCTTCAATTAATGCCCGTTGTTCAGCCGCAAAACCCTCTATTTCCGCTAAAAAATCAACTCTATTTTTCATTAAAGAATAATTTTATTCAATTTTTACCAACACGGAGCAAAACAACATGTCAAAATATTTTAAATACACACCCTTTCAAGGGGAATATACAGTCCTACGATTTCAAGATGACGGCTCAACAGAGTGTACAACTAAACAGTTCGACACTAACTGCTTAGTTGTAGCGGGTACAGACGAACAAATACAAATGTTAGTAAATAAACAACCTACCGAAATTGACTTTATCGAAATTCAATTTGAAGAGTTCTTCGCGCTAGCGTCAAAGTCAAAGCAAGCTGTTTTTGAAAGAACTTCTTTAGAAAAAGAGCTTGAAAAAGATATGGCAGTAATCACTCAAAATGCAAGCACTATAGAAATTCTTTCTTGGCCTGCACAAACAGAACTAGCTAATAAGTGTATATCAAGCGACGGGGCAGACGCAGAAGCACTAGAGCAACTGGCTCTCGGAAGAGAAAAGGGAGAGACAGCACTGGAGCTAGCAACTAAAATCACAATGGCATCGGAGGCTTATCAAGTTGCGCTACTTGCAAGACTGGGGTCGCATCAAAAACAAACTAAAGATATTTACACAATTCAGGCAGATGAGCAATGAAGAACTTTTTATTGCTAACAATCGCAAGTTGTTTATTTTTAATAATTGCACCAACAGTGGCACGGCTTTTATTTTGCGACACATAAGTACAATTACCGCAAAATAAATACTTATGTGTCGCAAAATAAAAGCCGTGCCACTTGTAAAGCCTAAGTTCTTCATCATGGAAAATGTAAAGGAGATGATGAAAAAATCAAATGAAATATTAGATAATTTCGATTCAATTCTTGGTACAGAGTATTCAATTGAAATAACATTATTAAATGCTAAGGATTTTGGGATTCCTCAAAATAGAGAGCGAGTATTTGTAATTGGGAGTAGACTTAAAAATATTGATGCACATGATATAGTTTCTGATATATCTAGTCTTAAAAACGAATTTAAAGCAGTAGCATTAAAAGATGCTCTGTTTGGACTACCAAAATTAGAGTCTAAAAGACAAAAAAACTCAAGAGGAGTTGAGAATGATAAAATCGTCTATAAGTTCAGCAAAATAGAAATAAAAACAAATGACTTTATTCAAAAAATTAACAATAACAAAAAAATAAAATACTTATCAAATCATACAAATAGATTTAATAATGATAGAGATATAGATATTTTTGGAAGGTTACCTCAAGGTGAAAACTCTTTGCATGAATCAATAAAAGACATTATGCCTTATAGCAGTAGAAATGATATGTTTAAGGACAAATACTTTAAACTAAATGAAAGCCTAGTTTCTAAAACAATCACATCTCACATGAAAATGGACTGTAATATGTATATTCACCCTACACAACCAAGGGGACTAAGCCCAAGGGAGGCGGCAAGAGTCCAAACCTTCCCTGATGACTTTGTTTTTATGGGGGCAAATAATACTTGGTATGCACAAATTGGAAACGCTGTGCCTGTTAAGTTATCCCAAATTATAGGAAGTCAAATAATGAAGCATTTAAATTAATAATTATGAAAAAAACACTTAAACATTTAGAACTATTTTCGGGCATTGGAGGCTTTAGGAAAGCGATTGACCTTTATTGTATGGATAATAATGTTGAACCCGAATGTGTCGGTTTTGCTGAAATAGATAAATATACGACTATGACTTATAAAGCAAATTATGACACAAAAAGTGAGGTGGAATTAGGTGATATTGAAGCATTTACATCTAAAAAATCAAATATAGATTCTCTGCCAGATTTTGACCTGTTATCAGGAGGTTTTCCATGCCAACCATTTAGTATGATGGAAAAAAAAGAAGGCTTTGAAGACAACAGAGGTAATTTGTTTTATTCAATCATTAAATTATTAAAAATAAAACAGCCTAAATATGTCCTTTTAGAAAATGTAAGAAATTTAAAAACTCACGATAAAGGGAAAATATTTAAAGAAATCGTTCGTTCTTTAGAGGAGGATGCAGGCTATTTAGTATCTTCAGATATTTTTAATACCTCTGATTATGGGTTGCCACAAACAAGAAGAAGAGTTTTCATTTTTGCGGTTAGAAAAGACGTAGGGGAAGATGCCTCGAAAGTAAGTTTAGACAATAAATTTGTGTTCAAAAAAGCATCGATTCTTAATGGTTCGACAAGTCTGAAAAAATACACAAATGTATTAGACAGACTCTTGGAAGAAATTGTAGAGGAAAAACATTATCTTTCTGAAAAATTAAAGCCAACGATTTTATCAAATGGCACTAAGGGGTTTAAATCAAACTCTAAAATTAACCAGCTAATAGCAAGACCATTAACCGCGACAATGGTCAAAATGCACAGAGCGTGCCAAGATAATTACTATTCAGATGAGTTTTTAATGAGTGATAACCCTTTTGAATATCTTGAGAATAATTTCTCAAAAGAAGAAGAGGCAAGGCACCGAATTAGAAAACTCACCCCTTTATAGGCGTTAAGACTCCAAGGTTTTGAAGATGACTTTTGTTATAATGCCCGTTCGGATGGAATAAGCAACCATCAGCTATATAAACAAGCTGGAAATGCCGTTAGTATAAACACGGTTTATTCAATTTTACATACTTTATTTCAAACGAAACAAATGGAAGTTTAAGATGACTATTATTAATGAAGTACATCAACAAAATACAATAGGTATTAAAAAACTTTCAGACTCAGATTTAGGGAATAGTCCAACAAGAAACCAAACTCACATCGGTTTATTTGAAGAAACGTTAAGATTTATTGACATTGATCACCATCTTATTCCGTCGATTTTAATTTACGATGATAAGGCGATAGAAGTGCTTTCTTTGCTAGACCCTATCAAAATCCAGATGGTTCATTTAGAAGCCCAAAAATCAGAAAGGGAAAGGAACGTGAATTAATTGTAAGAGGCACGTGCATAAATTCAGTAGTGCGAGAAATAAGAAACATTGCAAGTAATAATACTTTAAATTGGTTTTTATTATGGTTTGGTCTAGAGACGAAAATCACTCAAAGTCCTCGCCAATTTCGAAGATGTATAAAGTATTATTGTCAATTTTATGAATCATCGGGTCTTTTTGGCGAATTAGTTTTGATCAAAACCCTAAGAGGTTATGTTTTAAAAGTTCATGTTCAGAAAAAATTGTTCTACAAAATCCCTTTAATTCTCTCTAAATTTATTTACACTTATTATTAGTGAATCAACCCCACCGCTAAAAAAATGAATTGATTTATCTAATTTAATCCCCATAAAAATAATAGAAATAAAAAATAAGGAATAAAGCAATGATAGACAAATTCACTAATCATTTCCAATCTATTTTGTCAGAAGCCCAGTCAATCGCTGTCGGTAATGAACATCAGTTTTTAGAACCCTCACACATTATGTTGTCGTTGTTAGCTGATAGTGCACAACTGCTAACCTTAGCTGGGGTTGATGTCAATAAGTTAAAAAATGCCTGTAATGAAAACATAAATTCTTTGCCTAAAGTATCAGGTGGTGATATTCAATTATCAGAAAACACCCGTCGTATTTTGAATGTAATGGATCAATTAGCACAAAAAAATGGTGATTCCTATATTGCCAGTGAACTATTTTATTTAGCCACAATTAAATCGCAAGATGCTGTGCGAGATTTTTTAAAGCAAGCAAATGCCACTGAGCAAAAAATTCATCAAGCTATAGAAAAAGTAAGAGGAGGTGAAAAAGTGCAAGAACAAGCAGCAGAAGAAAACCGCCAAGCCCTAGATAAATATACTATTGATATGACTGCTTTAGCAGAACAGGGCAAATTAGACCCAGTAATTGGTCGAGATGATGAAATTCGTCGAGCGATACAGGTTTTGCAACGCCGTTCTAAAAATAACCCAGTATTAATCGGTGAGCCGGGGGTGGGTAAAACTGCGATAGTTGAAGGTTTAGCACAAAGAATTATTAATGGCGAAGTTCCAGAAGGTGTAAAAAATAAACGGTTACTTTCTCTAGATTTAGCAGGTCTATTGGCAGGGGCAAAATACCGCGGTGAATTTGAAGAACGCCTAAAAGCTTTATTGAAAGACTTAGAAAAACAAGAGGGTAATATTATCTTGTTTATTGATGAAATTCATACGCTTGTTGGGGCAGGTAAGACGGAAGGCTCAATGGACGCTGGGAACATGTTAAAACCTGCGTTGGCAAGGGGCGAGTTGCATTGTATTGGAGCTACAACCCTAGATGAATATCGTGAAAATATTGAAAAAGATGCCGCTTTAGAAAGACGCTTTCAAAAAGTATTAGTAGAAGAACCATCAGAGGAAGATACCATTGCAATTTTGCGTGGTTTAAAAGAACGCTATGAAGTGCATCATGGGGTGGCAATTGCTGACCCAGCTATTATTGCAGCAGCTCACCTATCACAACGCTATATTACCGATAGAAAACTTCCCGATAAAGCAATTGATTTAATTGATGAAACTGGCTCACGAATTAGAATGGAAATAGATTCAAAACCAGAGGTGATGGACAAACTAGATAGACGGTTAATCCAATTAAAAATTGAGCGAGAAGCTTTAAAAAAAGAAAAAGATAAAGCCTCTAAAAAACGCTTGGCAGATTTGGAAACTAATATTAAAGAGCTGGAAAGAGAATATGCTGATTTAGAAGAGATTTGGAAAAGAGACAAAGCCGCTTTACAAGGAGCAAAAGAATTTAAAGAAAAGCTTGAGCAAGCTCGTACCGATATGGAAGTGGCTAGAAGAGCAGGCGATTTGGCAAAAATGTCTGAACTACAGTATGGCTTAATCCCCGAACTAGAAACAAAAATTAAAGCCGCAGAGCAGGCAGAAACAGTTGAAAATAAAACAACTCATCTGCTACGCAACAAAGTAGGCGAAGAAGAAATTGCCGAAGTGGTCGCACGTTGGACAGGCATCCCTATGGCTAAAATGCTCGAAGGAGAAACAGATAAATTATTGAAAATGGAAGAACAAATTGGTAAACAAGTTATTGGGCAACAAGAAGCAATAAAAGCAGTATCAGACGCTATTAGGCGTTCACGGGCTGGTTTGTCAGACCCTAATCGCCCGAATGGTTCGTTCTTGTTTTTAGGGCCAACGGGGGTGGGTAAAACTGAATTAACCAAAGCTTTAGCAGGGTTTTTATTTGATACCACTGATGCTATAGTGCGTTTAGACATGTCAGAATTTATGGAAAAGCATTCAGTAGCCCGTTTAATTGGCGCTCCACCTGGCTATGTTGGCTATGAGCAAGGGGGGTATCTAACCGAAGCTGTGCGGCGTAAACCTTATTCAGTGATTTTGCTAGACGAAGTAGAAAAAGCTCACCCCGATGTGTTTAATATCTTATTACAAGTACTAGATGATGGTCGCTTAACTGATGGGCAAGGGCGTACCGTAGATTTCAAAAATACAGTAATTATTATGACCTCAAATTTAGGTTCGCACCTAATCCAAGAGCAAGCAGGAAAGTCTAGTTATCAAGAAATGAAAGCTAGTGTAATGGAAGTGGTTAGCAATCATTTCCGCCCAGAGTTTATTAATAGAATTGATGAAATTACCGTTTTTCATCCACTAAATAAATCGCAAATTCGCTTGATAGCAGATATTCAACTAGAACAACTACGCCAACGACTAGCGCAAAAAGACCTAGGCTTAAATGTTGATGAGGAAGTGCTAGATAAAATCGGAGAAGCAGGCTTTGACCCAGTTTACGGTGCAAGACCACTAAAACGAACCCTACAACAAATGATAGAAAACCCACTAGCACAATTAATTTTACAAGGTAAATTTTTACCAGATAGTAGTATTAAAGTTGAACTAGAAAATAATCAAATAAAGTTTAGCTAA